CAACCACCTCCAAAGGAAAATTCAGGTAAATGGAATGCAATAAAAACAGCTTTGTGGAAAGGAGAATTTTTAGGTATACTTACTGAAGTATTATCTCCTTTTGATTCTGAGTATGTAGGTCAAACTATGTATCCGTCAGTTTTATCAACAGCTACAGTTATGTGGAACTCAGTAGGTTCAGTTGCTAAAGGCGAAAGATTTGTAGGTCAAGGATTTAATGATTTTATGAAGGGCTCAACTGGATTATATAATAATACAAGAAAACTATATCAAAAAGGTTTACTAGCAAAAGATTCATATGCAAGCGAAACTAAACAAGCTCAACAATTTTATAGAAATATGCTTGAAGAATATAATGAAAGAGATGAGCTATCTGAAAACAATAAAACTGAAATCAATATACAAAGAAGTAAATATCAAGTAGCTTTTAGAGAACTTTTTGAATCAGGATATAGTAAAGATTTGGGTGGAAATAGTTTAGGAAAATGGTATATGATGTGTATATTTGCCAAAGCAAATGATTTGTATTATGCTGGCATTACTGAAAATGGAACTGCTATAAAATCAGAAAGAGAAGCCTTTCAAGCAGCTGTATCTTCAATGCAAGACGTATTGAGAGCTATGCATCCAGATAAAACTGCATTAACAGCAAAAACGAAAAAAGGTCTTATATCTCAAGCAAAAAGACGTACTCAATTTATACAATGGTTAGATAGAGATGAGAAACGTTCTGATATACTTAAAAAACTTACAGACCAATATGAGTATAGAAAAAGAGTTACTTTAGCTAAATCTATTAAAGAATATCTAAAATCAAACAATCTTGAAAAGGATTTAAAATATCATGGTATAAAAATTGGAGATTTACTATTTTAAAATAATTCCTTAATCGGCAACAAAGCCATTTGACTTAAATTATCATCCCCACCCATAACCATTTTTAAATTACCATTTTCATGGAGCTTTTTTATTTTAGCCTTAAGTTCATCTACCTTAAATAAAAATCCGCCCTTTATGACCTTATTTACGGACAATAAATGAATCCAAACACTTGATTCGGTTGTTGAAAGACCTGAAGGTTTGCCTTTACACCTGATTTCTATGGCAATATTCCCAGTTTTCTCCCAAATATCTCTTTCTGTTTTTATCTCTATTTTTGTGTTGCCTTCAAATAAATCTCTGGTAAATTCTTCCCCAATTTTACCAAACAACATATCTTCCTCAACTTTTAAGTCGTGACCTTTACAATATCCCTCTGTTAACGGCATCCATCTACCCCCTTCTTCTTTTATATATGCACTATCCCCAAATTTATTATATATGTCAATCAGTTTTAACAACTAACCCCACCACTTACGCCATTCTTTTAGTCGTTTCTCTTTATCCTTGATAATTTTCTTTCGTTTGTTTTCATCTTTTGCTTTTGTTGCCTGTAAGCTTCTAGCTATTTTAGCTCTCTCAAAAGACCTTCCTTCTCCCATTTTCTTGAAAACACATTTTTTAGCCATTGAAATATTTCTCCTTTGCATAGTGTGTTATTAATATTGCATCTGATGTTGCAAGTGTTACTCGTTTGATTGATGGATACAAATCTATTGCTTTCTGCTTTAACCATCTTTTTCTCACATCTTTCTTTAAAGCTTTTGGACAACCAACCCATTGTATCCATTCAAGAGGCAATGCTGTATTCATTTTAACTTCGTGTGTCGCAGATATACCAAGCCATTGTCCATAATTAACTCCATATGAGAATGCTGCTCGAACTGCATTTGTTGGCCTTGCCCATACTCTTTCCATTACAAGTCTTATTTTAGTTGGTGGTGTATTGCCCATACATACTTGAAATAGTAAAGCCATATCATCTGATGACCTTGGACACTTATAAGCTTTTATTTCATTTTTCTCATTTATTACCGCTATTCCACCGCTTATTCCTGGGTCTATTCCTATATATCTAAAAAGGGATTTCTTCATTATTAATTATTTCCTCCATTGTATTATATATTTTACACTTATTACCATCATATCCTAAATCAACACTCCCTGAATCTCCATATCTTATTTTAGATGCAATAAGTGTTATTGTATTTTTGCCCTTTCCTTTTTCCCCTGTTACTTTATAATCATAATAACTAAAAAATACATTTTCAGCTACTTGTTCAATAGCACCACTTTCTGCTAAATCTGATAGTTGTGGCTCTAGAGCCTTTCCTCTACCTTTATTACTTCTCTCTACATACCTATTTAATTGAGATGCGAGTACAACAACCGATTCTGTTTCTTTAGCTAACCATTTATAATCATTGACTAATTTTTCTATTTGCAATCTTCTTGAATCAGTATAACCTTCACAAGCAATTAATTGTATATAGTCATCAAATATTATATCAGGTTTAAACTTCTTTATTTCACTTGAAGCTAGTGAGAAATCTTTTATATTATCAAACATTAAGAATTTGTCTTTAGAATACTTTTCTCTTACTATTTTTATAGCCTCATCCATATTTTTCAAATCACTATCTGTAAATACATTTTGCCTAACCATCCCATAAGATAATTTATCAGATTCTAAACATAAAATCTTTTTAAGCAACTCTGAGTTAGGTAACTCTCTACTAAAAAACATAGCTTTATGCCCTTGCTCTAAAGCTTTTGCAAGAAGATTAATCATAACTGTAGTTTTGCCATGACCTGGCCTACCACCTATAATTGTAATTTCTCCTCTTGTTAATCCTCCAGAGAATCTGTCTACATTTTTATATCCAGTTGTTATTAATTTAGATGTTTTGTTTTTTATACTATTCAATGTATCTGATATTACATCTTCAATATCTTGAACATTGGAAGGTCTTATATTTAAAAGTTCACCAAACAATGAGTGTGCTTCCGTTATAGATTCATAAACATCTTTTTCATTTGACAATGCCCTATCTTTAACTTTTTCTGATTGAACAACTACTTTACGCAACAAATACTTCTCATATACTTGCATTGCATAAAATTCAGCTGTGCCTTTTGCTCCTACATTTGATGTACATTTAGTAATGTAATATTGAGTAACACCTTTTTCAATATCTTTCTTTGTAAGAGAATTGCAAACACTTAATAAGTCAACTTTCTGCCCCTCTCTTTTTAGTTTGACTATTTTCTTCCAAAGTTTTCTTGCTCTTGTTTGATACAAAACCTCTTCATCTGTAAAGTACTTATATACATTTTCAAACTCTTCGTTAAATGTAATCACAGCACCTAAGATAGCGTCTTCTGTATCAACGTTATATGGTAATGTCTCCATTTTTAACTCCCTTTTAGAACAGTTGTCGTTGAGCTGTTCTTCGCTTTATTATTTCAATATATTCTGGGTTTAGTTCAATCCCTACCCATTTTCGCCCTAGTTTTTGTGCTACAAGTGCAGTTGTTCCTGCTCCCATAAAAGGGTCAAGAACTAAATCTCCTTCTTTACTACCAGCTTTTATACATATAGCGGGCAACTCTTCGGGAAATACTGCAAAGTGTGCTTCTTTTAATGATGCTGTCTTTAAAAACCAAACATCACTTTTTCTTACATCGTTGGTTCTTAATGCATCAGCATCAAAGTAGTATTGCTTTTTCTTTGTAAACATAAATATATATTCATGTGACTTAACACATCTATTATTAACTGCTTCTGGCATTGGATTTGGCTTTGCCCATATTATATCTTGCTTTAAATACCATCCATCTTTTTGCATTTGAAAAGCAAACATCCAAGGTATTCCTGTAAGGTCGCCAGTTTTTATATATTTATGTTTTGGTGGTGCTTTTTTTTGTTGTCTATATTGTGAGCCAGTATCACTTTTTGTTATACTATTACTGCTATCAAAGTGTCCACCTTTTGGCCCAAAATATGTATCGCCTATATTAACCCAAACTGTACCATCATCCTTTAATTTTTCTCTGATTCTGTTAAACAAATACACAAGCTTAGACACAAAAGCCTCTGGAGTACTTTCCTGCCCTAATTGGTCTTCCTTATCATAATCTCTTAATCCCCAATATGGAGGTGATGTTACTACTGTTTGAATACTTAAAGGCTCTAGATTTTCAACTTGTTCTAGACAATCCCCCTCTAATATCATTCAAACCTTCTTTCTTCTCTAGTTCTTCGATTCTTCTTTCCAAGTTTTTTATTAATGAAACTGTAACTACAGTTCCGTACTCCGTTTCTTCTCCAATCATCTGTTTGTATCGTTGAACGTTCTCTTTATACCATCCGATGATTCGTTGTCTGTCTGTGATTCGTTTTTGGCCTGTTGATTGCGACATTCATCAATCCTTTCCTGTGTATGTGTTTCTATTTGCATTTTAATTGATTCAACTAATTGGTCTTTACTAACTTCATTAACTTTATACAAAGTTGTAGCTGAATCTTGAACAGGCAGAACTTGCATTGGTTCGCTTTTAAAGAAGATACCCCATCTCTCTTTTTCTAATACTTTCAATACAATTTCGGCTAGGTCTGTTTTCATTTGTCTCCATCTCCTATCTTGGTTTCTTTTATCTTCCAGTTCACTTTCATGAATTATTGCTTTATATTCATTAAGAAACTTTTTATCATCACTTGTTAGATATATTGCTGCTATCTCTGTCTTTATTAAGCTTCTCAATTCTTTCTTTGACATATTTTTGCAAATCTCCTTTTTCATCTTTCCATTCAAAGTAACTGTCAATTAAAAACTCAACATTAGCAATGTTATGATTTATTCTTTTTAACTCTTCTATTAGACTTGACACTACTTTTACCATTTCCTTCATTGTTGGTTTCTTTCTTTTCATCTGACTCCTTTGGCTTTGTTTCTTCAACTATATCAATATGTTTTGTTTCAGACATTGTATGACTCATACCTCTAACAATATCTTCCAGTTTTTTAACCTGTTTTTTTAACATATCAATATCTTTTTCCATATCTATTGCTCTTCCCATTATTTATCTCCTTCGTTTATTGGATATTGTTTATTGCATTTATTACAAACATAAATATTATCTTTTCTTCTTTTAGCTTTATTTTCAGTATCGCATAACTCACAAGTATATATCATTTTATTCTCTTTCTTTTTAAAGATTTTGTCATACTTAGATTCATAATCCTTACTCCAGTTAACTCTCTGTTTATCACCTTTTCCGTTCATTTTACTCCTAAATCTATGGGTGTACATTCCGACTGCTGTATAAAATGCCTATAAAAAAACACAACAATATACACCCAAATATGCAGGGCCAGAAATGGAGGTTGCTATACCTATGTTTGTGTGTGGGAGATTTCTGACCCCTCAATTAAACTACTTGTTTTTCAAATGTCTATATATTGTTGCTCTTGACACGTTGAAAATTTCAACAAGCTTTGCTGGTTTCACACCCCAACTATGAAGAACATTAATTAAAAGGCTCTTCATTGGTCTTACTTTTGTCCTAGAATGGTATTTCATTCTTTCCTCCAGTTGATATATCTTTACGCTTACCATCATCCCATTTTTTACAGAATTTACAATCAAAGAATTGTTTTTTAACACCATGTTTATCTGTATATGGTTTACCTTTATCTACAAAAGCTATAATAGGTTGACCTAACATATCATCTGTTGTGAGATTTGGTAATAATTGAACATCAACATCTTCACCATCAATAGTTCTTTTTTCTGATGGACATTCAACCCCTATATTTTGACAGAATCTCAAATATGCTTTGTTACCACTAGAATTTGATTCAAAAGTATCTCCATCTTGTGGTTCTAAAAATCTCCACAATTTACCTCTGAATTTTCTTCCTACATAAACATGACCTTTGGTTTCTTCCAAATCACCTTTGATGTTTTCATATTGAAAATCCTTGATTTTATTTTCTTCTGATGCCTCCACAGTAAAAGTATAAAGTCTAGCTTTAAATTTACCTTGTTGAACATCTAACATTTTTGATTCAACTTCTATTATGTGACCAAAGTATTCACCTTTAGCACAAGGGATTACTGTCTTCTTTTCGCCAGGTTTGAAAAAACTTTGTTCACCTGTAACTTTGCCGAATATTTCGTTTACTTCTGCCATATTATTCTCCTTTCGATGATTTTAGTTCATGACACATTTCTTCTATCTTATTCATACAGTCTTCATAGTTATTAGCATTAACTTCCATATTAAAGACTTTATTCTTTAAATCATTTATAAACTTCTTTCCAAGAGGTTTTGCAAAATCATAAAGATTTTCTTCTTCTTTAGGTGTTAATGCATCAGGCTCTGGTAAATCTTCACCAGCAAATATATATAACCCTAATCCATGTAAGGCAATACATTTAGCTAAAGCCCTTTGCAGACTTGTATTAATGTGAAACGCATTTGGTTTCTCTATTGGTTGATTCCTATTATCAAGAACTGGGTGTACTTGTGATAGATTTACTCCATCAACATCTACCCATACCTCAACAAAGAACCCACACTCAGTTTTGAAGAATGGTTGACCATCTTCACCTTTTGTTACTCCCCATCTTGCAGTAGGGCAAACTTTTTTAAGTTCTTGTACTGCATACGCCCAAGATAAGTAATTAAACTTACCTTTCTGCTTTACGTACTTACTTACGTCTTTTTTGAAGAGTTTTTCGAATGTGCTTTGTGTTGTTTTACTCATACACTCTCCTTATGTTGGAGGATTACACAACTTTTTAAATTGACAATAGTTGCACTGCCATTTCTGTACAGGCGATACGCCAACTCTGAAAGGTGGTAATCCCATTTTATGTTCATCATTAATGTTCTTCCAAAACAGATATGCTCTAGATACAAACGTCAATGGAACTTCTACAGCTCTCATATCTGAATTATCTTTATTGTAGTAATACAAATACATACCATCAATTTGTCCGAACTTTTCTTTTATTGCATACCCATACGTACCAAGCTGTAGTTCGTAATGTATGGAAGGATTAAGAGGTCTACTTCTACCAAACTTCATCTTCCAAGAATAACCACCACAAGTCTTAATATCATATAAGTAAACTTTGCGTTCAGAGGTTCTATCATCTACGATTATATCATAAAAACCTCTAACATTCAATTCTTTAATTTTTAATTCACCTTCAGTAAAAAACTCTATTTCTTTTTCTTTATTTTCTTTTTCTTTTACATTATTATGTATATTATTATTATATATATTATTATAATACGCCTGCGTAAGAGAATTTTGTATATCTTCATGCACAATATTACCCAATCTTAGTAAACGATTTGTCTTATGGTCAATCGGATTTGTTACCTCAGCTTGTTCAACTGATTCGAAATATAGTTTTCTTGAACATGAGCCTGCACCTGATGCATGATACCAATGTTCGTTTCCTTCATATCTTTCTTTTCTATTTTCCTCTTGCTTAGCATCTAAATAGTTTCTGTAGATACCTTCAATATCTATTGGACTTACTTTTTTAATCATTTGATTTCTTTTCTGAATAACTTTTAATCAAATCTTTTAAGCATTCTCCTGCATTATTATATCCATTCAATTTTGCTGTTCCTCTGAATTTTCTCCAAGAATCTTTATTGATTTTTGTTATCAGATAACTTATTGTCTCATTGCTCATTAATATAGTCTCCTTATATTATAGTTAATTTAATATATGTAAACATATATAACAACATATATTTATATATTTACTTATCTTTTCTCATTGATTTTATTACTTCTTTTTTCATATCATTCCAGTCTGCGTTACTGATACCTCCATGTGCTTCTTCCCAAAGTTTCCATACTAAAACTTTCAGCATATTTATTTCAGCTAACACATCTTCACGGCTATTCATCTTTTTTACCTTCAAGCCCTAATTCAAAAGATTTGATGATATTTTCCTTTACCCTTATCTCACCCTTAAGGTCTTCAATTTGCTCCATTAAAAGTGCAATTTCACGCAAATAAATGTCATTTTTAACACCATCATCCATTTCACTTAACAATTTCTTTACAATATCCATAATTTTGTCTCCTGTTTTATTAATACTGGAGAGCCTCACATACGCCTCAGACATCGTTACTATGTAACTAGCTTTACAGGTGCCCAGTTATTGGCTCCCCAATATTAGTGTCTCATTATCTTTCTGTTTCAGTTTTCAACTCTTTGATTTCTTTTAGCATTTCTCGTTGCTCAAATGCATCAAGCCTATCAATGAGACTAGCAACTTCTCTTTCGAAATGATGTACATCAGCTTTATATTGAAAAACCTTTTTAACAAGGTCTCCATTATTAGCTGAATTCCAAGTACACCAAATAGTAAACATAACTGCTAAGCAATAAAGTACAGTTATATTTTTACTTGAGTTACTCATTTTATCTCCTCTCTCGTTAGTTTACTTGTTCTGTTGTTGCTTCTTCAGGTGCAGCCTCTTCGCTGCCTGAATTACAAGCTACAACAACCAACAATAAAAGTAATGTAATACCTGCTATTATCTTTTTCATTGTTATCTCCTTATTTATTCCAAATAATATCTATAATAATACCCATTGAAACAAGTATTAAAACTACAATTAATTCAGTTCCAATCATTTATAATACTCTTCTTTTGTCATTCCTTTATATTCCCAAATAGGTATTCTGAAGCTCATAACAACTTCAATGTCATTAAATTCTGGTAAATTATCTTCATCATACCCAAGTTGTCTTCCGACTGTATCAAGAAAAGTTTGATGGTAGTCTTTTATTTTACCCATTTTTATCCTCCATGTATTTATCAAAAGTTATTGGTTTACAAGGTTTATTACAGAAACGACACCAATACATATCATCACAACAATCATGAACTTCATGATATACTTTGTCATTGATAACTGCTGTATTGTTAACTGATATCCAAGCCTTTTCTTCTATATTGTCATCACCACATACTTGACATACAAATATATTTTGAGAATTCAGTTTTTTAATGTCTTCTATCATCTTTTTTGTTTTCAGCATATTCTAAAACCTCCAGATTGTAAGCAAAACTCAGCAAATTCCCTAACATTATCTATATCAAATGGATATGATTTGTTCCAATTTTTTGTTTTACCTTCTCCACCACATACTCTGCAATCCTTCATTTTGTTATTTCCTCTATTATTTCCATTACAATGTGAGCAAACATTATCAGGTAAATCATCAAGCCATTGTTCGTATTCTGCTTGATATCTTATTGTGTTGCCGTTGTTTATTTCTTGAAGTAATAACTGTCCAAGTTTTTTAGCTCCTTTATCATCAAGCCCTGCACCACTATTACTATGACCATCTTCAAATAACTCTTCATCAATTAAATCAGGTGCAAGATTATGACAATAATTCCACAATGGTCTCCACCACCAACAATTATTTCTGAAGTAATGTCCAACATTTACAGTTTCATATTCTTGTAGTTCAGTATAATATTGATTTCTTAATGTTTCATCACCATCAAGCTCTTTCCACTTCTGTTTAAAACCATCAATATTATCTCCTTCGTCTGATTTTTCCATCATTGTATATTTATGATATGTTGGAAACGCTTCTATTGGTTTATTCTGTTTTGGATTTCTCCCATATACATCCATTCCCATTTTATTCTCCTTTATTTATTGTATGAATTGTACTCTATCTTTATCTCTAACTCCGTGATTGTAAATCATCTGAATATTCTTTGCATAACCTTCTGGATTGGCTTGCTTGGTCATCCATTGAGAACATTTAGATAGCTGTCTCATCATTCTTTTGTGATTATATAGCTGTGTATCTACAACCTGACCAAGACCCCATATAAACCTTGCATATCTTGCGTGCTGTATGTTGTGTGAGTTTTCAAAATCTTTAATATATCCAAGAATTTCATCTCCACGAGAAACAGTCAAAGCTCTCCATTCTAAATCTTTGAATCGCTTATTCTGATATGTTCCACCATACATCATAACTAATGCTGTTAATGGCAATCTTTCTGATTTATATACTCTATTAATAAATTCATAGTCATCAAGTTTGTCTTTAACTCCATAATGGAGGTAGTCCTGCATTTTCCATTTTCTTGATTTTCCATTGATAGCAATCATCGCTTTATTAGGAACGTCTGTAAAAATGTTATAAATAACAGGAACTTTTAATCTTTTACAGGCAATTAAAACGTGCTGTCCGTCAAATATATCATATTTGTTAGGATTATCTATTGATGGTCTTACAGAAATTGCTCCTATAACACCAAACTCCATTATGCTTTCCATAACCCCTTTTATGTTGCTCTCATTCACTTCCCTTTGACAATCAGGTGTTGTAAATATTGAATAATCTTTTGTTGATTCTGTTTTTACATATTTATTACATTTCATTTTATTCTCCTTTATATTTGATATGTGTTAAACAATCTATCTGCATCTTCTTTTCCAAATCTCTCTGAAACTGTACGACATATTATACCAATCATATTATGTCCAAATGGTGTTCCTACAAGTTCATCACACTCATTTTCAAGTTCATCAAGTGTTGCTGTTTTTAGATTTATTCTACTCATTTTATTCTCCTTTTGTTATGTTGTTTGCTAATCTTTCTCTGTTGTTTTCACTTAAGCCTGCAATCCACGAAATGAAGTTTGCCTGCATTTGTTGAAATTTACCTCTTAAGTAATCTCTTTCACTTGCAACGTCAAATGCTGTTCCTGTTACTCCATAAGCATCTTCTGCAAATGTTTTAAGGTCAGTATCAACTGCCCATCTTATCATTTTCTCTATATCGTAACTATTCATCTTCTGTCTCCTTTTCTTCTATATGTTCATATAATCCATCATATATAGCACAGTATATGTTTGCTTGTATTTGGTCGTGTGCATTACCATCAGTATTTATATCAGGTTTTTCCTGCATCAACCAAGGATTCCACGCTGCATAATGACCAATATCCCAATAATATATTGGAACAGCATTATCTGCTATTTCATGTATTATTTCATCTTGGTCATAGCCTTCCTTCATATCATCATAATCATCTGAATCATATGTATCACAGGCATCAGCGATTAAACTACTTAACTTATAGTCTTTTTCTTTTGTTTCAGCCATTATGCCTCCTTTGTTCTTTTATGATAACCACTTGTTCTTGGCAGAAACATTTCATCAAATGTTCCATTTATATCGTGTGCAAGTGTTGGTGTTATGCTGTTCTCCATATCATTCTTTTTACAGAATTTTATGAAAGCCTCAATATCTTCAACTCCAAACTGCTCAACGTAATTTCTAGCAATCCAAGACTTCTGCATCTCATCTTCAAATTCCCAATGACTGAGATGTTCGTTCATTATTTCTTTCAGTTTAACCATTTCTTTTACCATTTTATTCTCCTTTTTATCTGTTTGTTTATCCCAAAACCATTCAAAGCTCTCATAATACTCTCTATTCATCTGGTTCCATCCTTTCTCCAGCATAAGCTGGGTCATAATATTCATCTTTTCTGTAAGGGTAGTTGTCTTTGTAACATTTATCACAGTATAAGCCTGTGTATATACCATAAGCATCTGCTCTTGCCCAATCATGCTCTGATGTTTTTGGTGCATTATAAACAGGCTCTCCATACTCATAGTCATCAAAACGATTTGGAAACTCTTTATCAGGCTTTTTGCAGCCTCTACAATGAAATAAATATTCTTTATCCATTTTGTTTCTCCTGTATTTCATTTAATACATCATATAGTTTTACCAATTTACTGTGCAGTATTTCAGCATTACCATT